TCGTTGCAAGGTCGCCTTTCCCTGCACTAACAGGGATGCCGCCATAAAATGGTACAGAACCACGAATTGGTGCTGCAACCAACGAACCTTCGCCACCCTCCAATACAGCCACTCTATCGCCGAGGTCAAGAATATCCTGTGCAGCCTTTTTATCTGCGCCACCACAGCCACGATAATTGTTTGTTGTGGTGTTATTTATTGTCCTATTGTTATTCGCGCTATTATTACTTCCTGTCTGTGAAATATCCCCAGTTTTGAGCATTGAGCCTTTCCCTGTTAAGATGTAGTTTGGGTTAACTTGTTCATACAAGCGGCATAACTCCATTACTACATCTGTACTAATTATATTTCGTCCATTTCTTGCATTAGTGAGTTTTTGTTGTGTGACCAACTCACTTTGCTTACTTAATTTATATCCGCTAACTTTCAGATAATTAAGCACTTCAAAAAATCTTTTTGTTTTATCATCCATTTTTTTATCTAATTCATTTTGTTAATACAGAAATATTTAGTACTTTTGTCTTGCGTTCGTGCAGAATGTGCGATATACATTCGCTAAATTGTCCCGAAAGGGAATTTAGATAACTCCACCCCCCTGCATGGCTGCACACGTGTAGGGGGTTTTATTTTACAACCAACCATTTGTTTACTTCGCAAAGTATGGAAAGAAAGTTGTACATAAGCATTGAAGAAAGTATTTCGGCATTTCATACAAAGGAAACAGCCGAAGCGTACATCTTTGCTTTAATGATAAAAGCAACTACTATATCTGCGCGAGTTAACAATCCTACAATTCGCAATTTAAAATCTATCCTTCATATAGGGAATACAAAATGTGTACGTGCGTTGAAAAATGCACTTGCATACGATTATGTACGCCGCGAGGGAAAATCACTTGTTGCGAACGTCCTTAAAAATAATAAGGACAATATCAGACCGATATTTTTTAAGAAAGCGGCATGCAAACAAGATGGAAGTCTTGATTGTAGTGTGTCGTTCCGAAATATGGAAAAGCTCATTCGTGAGCAAGTAATTATCAATCACGTAAAGAAACAGAACCTGTGCGAGAAAACGTATAAAGCAGTTTCTGAAGGCGTAGTCGATGGGGTTTCACTTCCTGTGAACCAAATCAAAACTTATCGCCGAAGAAAAAATCGTTTGTCTCATACAGAGATGTTTCATAAGGGGTTGAGCCTTGCTAAAGTCATGGGCGTTATCCACTCCTCTCGTTACGCTGCACGCAAACTTATGTGTGGTCTCGTGTTGACAGGAAAGCTAATCAAAGAGGAAGTCCTCGAAGATACTGGCATCGAACCAAAAGACTTTGGACGATACGCGAACAAGTATATGCGAGAGATAGGCTTTGGTGGCTACTTCCTGTACAGAGATGGCAAAATCATGTGCCAGCGTTCTAATGTGTATGTTTGCAACGACAATTTAAACACAAAGTACTATGCAAAATAATATTTTTTTTGCCAGTGTTCCCAAAAGCGAACCCAAATATAAAGCAGCTAATACCTATATAGGGGGTACAGGGGGAAGTACGAGAGATAATTATAATAATAATAAATATTATTATAGCTCTAAGAGAAAGCATAACACACGCACACGTACACACACACGCGAGAGTGTGAATGACAAATTCTTTGTTGAGTATTGTCGTGAAATTGACATTTTTGACTCACAAACTCATTTCCCTGACTGGATTTATGATTTCAGAGAGCAGAATTTGCACAAAATCGGTCGAAAGTTCCGTTTGATGTGTCAAATCATCAAAGACGAGGGGTTTGATTTCAAAGTAAAGTACCCCATCGAGGTTGATGGCAAATGGAAGTTCGCTGATGCCTATTTACCCGAACACAATCTTGTTGTTCTTCTGTTGAATGACAAGGACGTTATTGGCCTGCCGTGCTGGTCAAAGTCCAATAAGGAGCTTTTCTTTCAGGGCAGATGCGGTATTATTGCTGTTCATACAGATTTGTTATCAACGCTACATGAGAAGCTATCATCGCTTCGTTGATTAAGGCTGGTTGTATCAACATTTCAAAGACCGCTAAAGTCTACAACGAGTGGCTCTATATTCTCGATACCTTTTATAAACGAACCTTTCGTTAAGTTAAATAATATAGAATACTAAAATAATCTGTACTATTTCTTGGTTAGTACATAAATCTTTAGTACCTTTGCCACGTGACAATATCACGTTTAATCGTGAGCGCAAAGATACAGAAATAAAATATAAAGGTTAGTAAAAACAATGGAAAAAGTAGTAGACGTACAGAAGCGATGGCTGAATAATAAAGAAGCCTGTCGGTATCTCGGTTGTAAGGAACGATTCCTGCGCAATCTAAGGCTATCAGGGCAGCTACATTTCTATAAGGTCGGTGGCCTTGTGATATTTGATATATCGGACTTGGATAAGTTGGTTATAAAAAACAAGGTTATCTGATGACGGAAGCGGAGAGAATTATTGCAGATAGCATCCTCAACGATGATTATAACAACATATATCAAGAGATACAGATAGGTAGTGTGATAGTCGAAGTAAAGGGCAGAATATTAGTCGATGGCTATGGTGAGGATGATTATTTCAATGGTACAGGCGCATTCGTCGCAACTGATGCAGAAATAGACTTGACATTTAGTCAGTCCGCATATGACGAGGATGGGAATGATACAGAAGAGGTTCTCCAAATAAACGAGAATACTATAATAGAATATATCAGGCGAGAGATATTGAGCATTTGACAACATAAGGGTATCTATTTTCAGAATGGTAGCTGAAAACTGCTTGTGAAAGCAGGCATTGGACACGACGAGGTTCGATTCCTCAATACCCACAACAAGGTTTTAAAGACAGACGCGACAAAGGGGCGTGGCGTTCCCAACCTTAAATTGTTCTTTGACATACTTTCTAAATTATAGAGATAGCAGAAAAAGCTAAGGGCGAGACTAACAATCCGTGACCCCTATGCAGGCTGCTAACGAACGAATTTAGCAGACAATGGTGCGAAACGTCTTCACGCATTGAGTAGGTAGCTTAGGCAACTATCATCGCCACGTCTGACAACTATATAGGGCACGCTGTGGCTAAACCCACTGCAATGGAATTGGGCGTGCTCACGAGAATGCACCCGTGATGGGTATCTTACTTTTTGTTTTTATTTTACATAGTTGGACATTGATGGCAAGCGTGCCATCATTTACGGCAGTTATGGCACATAGGTTTTTTATGAATTTTTCCTATGCGTGGTTCGACTCCACGGCTGCCACAATTAAAATGTTTTTTTTGTATGGATGATATGAATTTAGTTTTTAAAGGCGAGAATAGCCAAGCACTGACAAATAGTTTGTTGGTCGCTGAAAAGTTCGGTAAAAGACACGCTGATGTGATTCGTTCTATTGAGAAGTTGCTAAATACGGACGACGAAACACTAAACGCAAAAATGCGTTCAGCCTTTGTATCAGCATGTTACGTTGATACGACAGGCAAAAGCAACCCTATGTATGCTATGAATAGAAAAGGTTTTTCAATCCTTGTTATGGGGTATAGCGGAACTAAGGCACTTTTATTCAAAGATGCTTTTTACGACGCTTTTGACGCAATGGAAAACGAACTGAAAAAGCCAAAGCAAATGACGCTTTCAGAACAACTCCTTATGCAGGCGCAATTCAATATAGAACAGGAAAAACGTATTTCTGCTGTCGAGCAACGTCTTGACAATATGGATAAGGAACGCGAAGAAAATGGACGCCTACTATTGGAGGCTACATTATTTGACGTTCCAACACCACAACAGAGCATTCGCTCCCGTGTCAATGAATTGGTTTGCGAGTATGCACGTGCAACAAACACCGCACATCGCGACGTTTGGAATACCATATATAAGAAGCTAAAGTATCTCTACCATATCTCAATCAACTCATATAAAAAGGTGAAACCAAACGAAACAAAACTTGATGTTATTGAGAGAATTGGCGCACTCGAGAATGTGCTTTCAATCATTTCAGAAATGATTAACGACTTTAAAACAAAAACAGCATGATAATTCAAATTGTTATAACTATATGCGACATCATTTTTGTAGCATATATAGGAAAGCACATTTGGCGTGAACGTCACTGCTTTAAAATGGTGTATAAAGATATTATAGAGGAATTACAAAGAGAATGAAAGAGAAAATTTTAAATAAAAGGAAATATACATACGAACAACTCTTTTCGGTTGTCGGTGGAGGTGGTAATTATTTACATATAAAAAATGGTTTGTATGATTACAAAGCACTATCCACAGAACGATGGAGGCAGAATATAAAGGCAAAGAGCCTTCCTGGAAATGGTAAGTTCTGTTTGCTCAAAACAATGAAAAAGGGGTATGTGACAATTGGTCAACGTTATTAACTATCATTATAAATTTGTTATATCGTTATCACCTCGTCTGTGAAGATTGGGTGATTTCTTTTTCTTTTAAAAAAAACAAAATGATTGATATATATAATATCGTTGAAGCAATCTGTAATGAAAAGAAACAGAATCAGATTGCACCATGTTACGCTACATTTACAGAGATATTAAACGCAGTAAACCAAAAGGTAAAAGACGAGTTAAATACATATGTGAGGGAAAAAGATATAGCCTATCACAGAATATTAAACGGCGTTTCTTTTGAAATTATTAAAAAACAAGATAATGACAAATCTACCACAATTACAGGGGATGTTCAGCAATGAACGAGTAATGAACAATTTGAAAGCTATGCTTGGTAATAAGGCGCAAGGCTTTGCAACAAGTGTCCTTTCAACAGTTAACAACAATAAGCTGCTGCAAAATGCAGATGCTGGCAGTATCTATACGGCAGCCATGCTTGCTGCAAGTTTGGATTTACCCATTAATCAAAATCTTGGCTTTGCAGCACTTGTCCCATACGGAGGTACGTGCCAATTCCAAATCATGACGAAAGGTATCGTACAGCTTGCTATCCGCTCTGGACAATATTCAAAAATCAATAACGCCGTTGTGCACGAGGGGGAACTTATTAAATATGACCCGTTCACGGACGCATATGAGTTTGACGCAAGCAAGCGCACGTCAGATAAGATTATTGGTTATATGGCATACTTCAAGACCGTTAGCGGATTTGAAAAATATCTGTACATGTCAATCGAGGATATGGAAAAACATGGCCAAAAATACTCGAAGTCTTTTGGATGTAAAAACAAGATGGGAGAGTGGTCTTCACTTTGGCAAACAGACCCACAAAGCATGGGACTGAAAACTGTCCTGAAATTACTCCTATCAAAATTCGGCATTCTCTCTATTGAAATGCAGCGTGCAATCAATTTCGACCAAGCATCCGTTAATGGTGAAATCAATTCTGTTGAGGATATTGAAACGCTCGAGCCTGAATATGTTGATAATGAAGCACAGCCTGTTGAAGCTACATCGGAGGAAGTTGACCCATCAAAGGACTTATTCGGTGGCGAGAAAGAGAGAAAGACAGAGAAGAAAAAGGAGGAGAAGAAGTGAAGACAAATCAAGTAATGATTCGACAAATGGGCGTGTTCCAAGTCGAACAACGCACAAAGGATGGGTTCTTTGATGGAGCAAGTTTACTCCGACAATGGAATGGGGTTGATGGTAATCCTCGCAGAAGGATGTCGGAATTTCTTGAAAGCCCAAAAGTTAAGTACTTTATGGATGCTCTTGCCGAAGATGAAAGCCATAGGCGGAAAACCGACATTGCTGTAAATCAGCTACTTACTGCGAGGAAGGGCAAACTGACTAAAAATGGGAGAACTCCCGACAAGATGTGGTTTAACCCAATTCTGTTTATCAAGTTTGCTATGTGGATTAACCCACGCTTTGAGGTTCAAGTTATCCGTTTCGTTTATGACCGCATGATAGAGTTTCGCAATGAAGCTGGTGACGCTTACAAGGAACTTGCAAGTGCAGTTCAGAAAATTGTTCAACCAAACTTTATGAAAGTGGCAATGAAAAAGGTTGGCGAGGCTCTCAACTGGATTATATTCAATAGACACGAAAAGGCTTTGCGCAATAAGCATGGTGACGAGAAACAAATGCAATCGCTATTTGACCTTGAAAGGGAAACAGCAATGCTTATCAACAAGGGCTTCGTCAAGGACTTTAAATCGCTTGTAACCTATTTACGTGACGAATATAAACGCAGAAACACTCCAAGCGTATTTCTACCCGAAAATATAAAGGAGGCTATCGCATGAACGATTTACAAAGAAACGCTTCATGGTATCTCTCACGCAAAGGTAAGCTAACAGCTTCTGAAATCTATATCCTCCTTGCCAATCACAGGGAGGATATGACAGAAGATGAGCTTGAACAATTCAAAAAAGATAACCCAAAGTCAAGAGTACGCACAAAGGAAATACCCTTTTCGCAAGGGACATTCTCATATCTTGACGGAAAGATTGCCGAGCAGTTTATGCCCGATAACGCTTTCCTTGAATATATGGAAGATTGCTCTCCACGTTCACGCGCAATGGATTGGGGAACGCTCATGGAAGATTCGGCTCGCTCTCGCTATCAAGAGGAAACAGGGAATGAAGTGCTTGATGCCCCATTTGTCCCTCTCAAAGGCTTTGAAAAGTTTGCTGGTGGTAGCCCTGACGGAATTATCCGTTCGGGTGGTATCATCGAAATCAAATGTCCTTTTTCTCCAGCTATCCATTTGAAACACTTTCTGTATGAAACAGCTGATGATTTAAAGGAGGATAATCTGCAATATTACTGCCAAATTCAATACAATATGATTTGTGTTGAACGTGAGTTTGGTGTTGATGTTACATTTGGAGATTTTATTTCTTATGACCCACGAATATCAAAGAGCAAGCAATTAAAAGTCCTTCATATACCAAAGGATGAGGAAGTACAAAAGCAGCTACTCGAACGCACAGAATTGGCGGTTGAGTACTTCAAAGAGAAGATTAATAAAATCAGTAATGCAAAAGTAATAGTATAAAACAATGGATTTTAAAGGTTTTATAATAAAGGTGTTCCCAATAAAATCGGGGGTGTCGAAAACAAGTGGGAAAGAGTGGGCGTCACAAGATTACTTGATAGAGGAATTTAAACAACAATATTGTCAATCAATCGTGTTTAATGTTTTTGGACAAGACAGGATAGACAAGTTCCAACTTAAGGAAGGGCAAATGGTGACGGTATCACTTGATTTCAAAGCGAACGAATGGCAGGAAAAGTTCTATAACCGTGTAACATGCTACAATGTAATACACGAAAGTGCAACGACCGCACAACCAACGCAGCCCGCTCCTGCAAGTAGTCAGCCTACGCCACAACAAGCGGCTCCACAGCAAACAGTACCGCAACAACAAGGACAATCAGATGATTTGCCTTTTAATTAAGCCCCTCGTATAAACCGCATACGAGGGGCGGTTAAATATTTAGAGAGGAATACGACAAAATTGTAATGAAACTATACTAATTAGAATATGAGAAGTAAAACATCAACATGGTTTGAAGCCAAAGTCCGCTATGATAAAAGATTGGATGACGGACAAGAAAAGAAGGTAACAGAAGTTTTCGTTGTCGACGCACTTTCATTCACGGAAGCAGAAACGAAGATAACAGAAGAAATGTCGGCATACACAAGTGGAGAAATATTCATCAAGGCAATCACACGTGCTACTTATTCAGAGGTATTCTTCTCGGACAACACAGAAGACGACAAGTGGTATCGCACGAAACTTGCTTTTATCACGCTTGACGAAAATACTGGCAAGGAAAAGAAAACATTTATTTCATATCTTGTGCAGGCGAAGAATATCGATAAGGCTCGGTCGTACATCAAAGAAGTGATGAATAGCACAATGAATGATTATGACGTGGCCTCAATATCAGAAACACCAGTGCTCGACATCTTCGAGCATAAGGCATAAACCCGTGAGGGTTATAATCAATGTTTATTTCACAAATAATCTGGGTGAAGCGTCACCCACAACTTGCTTTGGTGGCGGAATTGGTAGACGCTAATCAAGATGTGAGGTGCAAAATTCCAAGATAACAGATAATAACCAAACCTGAAACTTGCGAGACATCTTAGGACTCTGTTGTAGCCAAGACAGATAATCCGCAAAAATACCACTCATGCAGGTTCGAATCCTGCCCAAAGCACAAAATCAATAACGAAAAAGAAATATGGAAAGAAAGAAATGCTACATATCGCTACCAATAACAGGTCGAGATATAGAAGATGTAAAGAAAGAAATCGAAAACTATAAAACAGGATTGGGAAATAGAGGATATTCTCCTGTTTCTCCTTTCGACAGAGAGGTGGATTTCAATGCGACGCACGAACAACACATGAGAGAAGATATAAAACTCCTACTCGATTGTGATGCTATCCTCATGGCACGCGATTGGGAACGTTCCGTAGGTTGTCGTGCAGAGTTAAACGTTGCACTCGCTTGCGACATTAAAATCATATATACAACGAACACGACATTATTATGGTAATAAACGGAGAAGTACACTGTTTCTTTGAGCAGTCAGGAACGTTCAAAAACGAATTTCGCAAACTTGGATATGAAGCAGAAGATTACGACATTCAGAACCAATTTGGAGAAACAGATAATGTAGCCGATTTGTTTAAGGAAATCGAAAAATGCTATGCGGGGGGGGCAAGTCTATTTGACAAAATAAGCAAAGACGACTTAATAATAGCTTTCTTCCCTTGTATATACTTTGAATCACTACAACAGACTTATTTTGATTTAACGAGTATAAATTATCGCAAGAAAACGATGTGCGAGAAAATCGAATTAACCTTGGAAAGACTAAAGTTAAGGACCGAATTTCACGCGCTGCTCTATAAGCTTCTGTGGATTGTATACAATAGAAATCTAAGGTTGATAATAGAAAACCCCTCCACAGAGCCAAACTATCTGATTACGGGGCAGAATTTCCCGAAGCCGACGATGGTAGACAAAAACAGAATGCTGCGTGGCGATTATTACGTCAAGCCTACTGCATATTGGTTTATCAACTGCGAGCCAACGTATGGACGTTCTTTCCAGAATGACAAGGAACAGAAGACGATAATGAAAGCAAGAAGTTCTCCAAAGGCAGGCGTATGTAGCATGGAGAGGTCATTAATCTCTCCAGATTATGCACGGAACCTTATCTGTGATTTTATTATCGGAAGGGAACAAGCAATAAGCGAACGAAGTCTGTTTGATAATATTTGACAATGTAAACATAAATATAGGTAAATGAAATATCAAGGAAGTAAACGTAGAATAGCAAAAGAAATTCTACCAATCATGCTTGATGGTATGGAAGAAGGAGATTATTTTGTTGATGCTTTTTGTGGTGGATGTAATCTACTCGATAAAGTCCCAAGCAAATTTAAGAGGATTGCAAACGATAAAAATAAGTACCTCATTGCAATGTGGGTGAGGCTGACTCGCTATGGTTGGCAGCCTCATACGCATATAGATAGGGATATGTACAATACTTATCGTGATGAATTTAATAAACGAAAATACAATGATAATAACTCTATTAGCTTCTTAGATGCAGAGATTGGCTGGTATGGGTTTATGGGAAGTTATAATGGGCGTTTTGTCGATGGTGGGTATAGTGGGCATAATGTTAATGGTAGAGATTATATCGGAGAGCAGATAATCAATACCTTAAAACAAGTTCCACACCTATTAGATATTGACTGGTATTTTTCTGATTACACAGACATGCCACTACCTGAAAAGGCAACAATCTATTGTGATATTCCATACAAAGGAACAAAACAATATTCAACATCAAAAGATTTCGATTATAGCAAGTTCTACGATTGGTGCAGACAGAAACATTCTGAAGGCTATCGTGTATTTGTTTCAGAATACCAAATGCCCGATGATTTCAAATGCGTTTGGCAAAAGCAGGTAACGTGTGCTATGAACCAAACCATAACAAAGAAACCAACAGAAAAGCTTTTTACATTATGAGTACAAAATCAAAAATAGAAATTCACGCAGAGCAGTGGATAAAGCAGCACCCTAACACGACGCCAATAGAAGCGTTTGTCGCAGGGTATTGGAAGTGCTCTGACGCGTGGTGTGGAAAGGAAACATAATCTAACGCGTATTGAATCAGATTTTAAATATTGATATAAGAAATGGTAATATGGGAACAAACGAAACAAAGGAAGAACTTTTTGAAGAGTTGACAACGCAAATGCTCGACACATTCAAAATGAAAAATGCTGATTATGGGAACAGCACAACGGAAACATACAATGAGTTCGGCCTGACATCATACGCTGTTCGGTTAAGTGATAAATTAAATCGGATAAAATCATTCTGTAAAAAAGGTAGTTTTAAAGTGCGTGATGAACGTTGTGTTGACACATTACTTGATATGGCTAACTACTGCCTATTGGCTATCATTGATATAAAGCATAATCAGAACAAGCTATGAGTGCAAGAGAGAGGACACCATATAGGGATGTGAACGGAGAAATAGTATTTACTGGCGATAAGATTGATTTCGCGATGATACAAGATGATGGCTCTTTTATTCATAAGATTGGGCACATCAAACGATTAAAAACTGGTGAATACGTCTTTTATCACGAAGGCAATTACAAAAGGTTATCGAGAATTGATTTTGATAGCACATTAGATTGGAGGTTAATTAAATGAGTACGACACAAGCTGTAAAAGCGAGAATGAGGCGCGTTGTTGCGACGAAAGGAAGCATCACACGGACATACGTATCACTTGCAGCAGCAGGGAGAGATTTAGGCATACATCATTCGCAGATTTCGTTTAGTTTAAAGACAGGACGATTAATCAAAGGTGGATATGGATTTAAGTATGATGAGCCATGATAAAGCTCAATGATAAATTTATTAATGAGTTCACACCACGAGAACAGGTCGTTATGTTGCGGTTGCTCCTTATGGCAAATGATGATGGAGTAGTAGAGGTTTCCACACGTGCGCTTGCTGATATGTGCGAAATAACAAGGCAAAACGTTCGGTCTGTGTTAACATCATTACATGAAAAAGGTCGCGTGTTTTTGGACGTAAAACAGAAAACTAACCAAAAATCCAACCCAAAAGGCAACCCAAAATCAACTTTTATAACAATCTGTAATTATGATAGTTACAAGGTAGGAAAGAAGAAAACTACCCAAAATGTAACCCAAAATGTAACCCAAAATCACGATTTGATAAATCTTGACATTGCACGCACTGACAAAGTTGTGAAACGTAACGCGCTTACATCGCAAATCAAACGTGAGGAATATATGCACGCATTTGATGATTGTGCGCAAGACTATCGAAATTTCGTGGTGTGGCTCATGGATAGGGCAAAGCATTGTTTCGTAAATCTTGCAATCCCAACGCCAGATGAGTTTGTTTCCTTAAAAATTCACTCAACGGGAAAGGATATTGCAGAGATGATTGAAACATTGGAAAACAACAGAAAGTATGATAATATGTATAAAACAATTTATCTCACAGCGCGTAATTGGCTCAAACGTGACAACAAATGGAAGGAATAATATATGGAAGATAGAGTGCCATTAAACGACAAAGCATGTGAGGATGTCCTTGTCGGCTCAATCCTTGCCGATAACAACGCATTCAACAGCGTTAGGGATATTCTTTCCGACGATTGCTTTTTTGACAATTTCAATAAGGCTGTATATCGCGCTATCATAGCGGTAACAGAACAAGGGTATGTTGCGGATATTATTTCGGTCAAAGCCGAATTAGAAAGCAAGCGTGTTCAGTTTGACATCATGGCATTAATGTCGTTAACCGACCATTACACCATAAATATACGGCAATACGCCATTAGGTTAAAAGACCTTGCAACAAGACGTAGGTTAACACAGATTGCCCAAAGGTTGCTCATCAATTCCTATACGGAAGAGAACCCAATAGAACAAGTCACACAGCAGGCAACAGATGATATTGCGGCATTGTTCTCTTCTGATGTTTCGGAAGTAATGGTGTTAAGGGATGGGATTAAAAAGGTAAATACCATCATCAATCAGAACTTGCAAGACACACATCAACTCACAGGCTCGCCGACAGGATTTGAAGAACTGGACAAGAAGATGGGCGGTTTGCAGTGTTCCGATTTAACTATCATTGCCGCAGAGAGTAGCATTGGTAAGAGTAGCCTAAGCCTATCCATAGCCCTAAACGCTGCAAAGTATGGTGAGAAGATTGCTATTTACAGCATGGAAATGAAAGCCGAGCAGTTGACAGCACGCATCATGGCAATGGAAAGCGGAGTATCATCAAGTAATATCCTTTACGCACGCCTTGATGGTGGGCAGTTGCAACAGATAGAAAAGGGTGTCGGTAAAATCGAGAACCTTAATATATTCTTTGATGACAGAAGCACGTCAAGCATTGATACTATTCTTTCATCCATTCGCTATATGGTAATGAAGTACAAAGTAAAGGGTGCTATCATTGACTATTTGCAAATCCTTAATGTGAATATGAAGAACGTCAACAAGGAACAAGCTATGGGTGACGTGGCACGCCGATTAAAGAATATCGCAAAGGAACTTGATATTTGGGTAATAGCACTTTCGCAGTTAAGCCGTGATAAGGAAAACCCGATACCAACACTTGCCCGATTAAGGGATAGCGGTCAAATTGCAGAGGCCGCAGATAATGTAATTTTGATTTATCGCCCAGAGTTCTATGGGAAGTTGTCATACCCAAGCGACTTTGCTTCGGCATCCGTACAAGGAACGGCTCTCATCCATTTAGCAAAGGGGCGAAACATTGGAACAACGAAGTTTATTTGTGGTTTTAGTGCGCCAACAACGCTGTTCTACAATCTTCAAAACGTACCGACAAAATCAGAACAGCAGAATATAACACCATTAGAAAGTGTACCATTTTAATAATAAAGAAATATGAAAATAACAAAAGCAATCAAAGTTGAGAAAAAGAATTTAGTAGACATCTTCAATTTGGAATGTGTTTACGCCATCACAAAAAATGATAATGGGAAGCCTGTTATCAACATTCATTCAGATTGCACCGACGGACGTGTGTTTGCTCAATATGGTGAATATATTTGCCAATTTGAAAATGGACGATGGCAGGTGTTTGGTTCAATCTCGTTTGGTAACATCATTATGACGGGGAGGGACTAAGGTATGAATGATAACAATTTCAAAAACGCAGGCTGTTGCTTTTTAAAAACCTTTGTATTCCTATTCTTAGGGTTTAAGGCTATTATTTATAACGCGTATAGCAGACTATCGAAGAAAGCAATTATCGTAATATCTGCAATTCTATTGCTCATATTATCCGTAAGTTGGCTTGTTTGCTACGTGCACATGAAAACGCAACTAACAACAGCTGAATGGCAACGTGATAGCCTAAAGCAAAAAGTTGATAGCATCCACGATTGGAATAAAATAGAGTATTCACAAGCAAAATATTGATTATTATGAACAAAAAGGATTTGGCAAAAGAAAACGCTATTAAGGCA